CGTTGACTAATTCTAAGTTGCCGTCTTCTACGTTGTTTATCCAAGAGTTGTCTGTTCCAGATGATGTGCCTAACGTTACATAGCCTGGGTCAACATGTAGTGCAGTGACGGGAGCAGTAACACCGCCAATGCCTACATTGCCGTCAGTATGAATACGAATTTTCTCGGCATATGACCCACCGCCCATAAACTTGACAGGACCTGCACCACTCCATCCATATTCCAATTGATCAGAATTGTTTACCCGCATGATTGTACGAGTAGTTCCACCAGTATCAGTCGTTCTAAATTCTTGATTATTGTTTACTCGAATATTGCCTGCGACATGAAGTGCTTCTTGAGGATTTAGTCCAGTAAGATTAATACCAACTTTGTTGTTGGCCGCATCTACATAAAAAGTATCTGTATCAATGGCAAGACTGTTTGCAGTCAAATCACCAGCTATCTGTATGTTACCAGAGATCACATCTCCATTGTAATTTACGTATCGTGCATCAGCCTCACTTCTTGTATAAGTGGTAGCGTTAGCGACTTCACCTTGCGTCTCTACTATGAGAATATCACCAACAGATGCGGCTTGAGTTAGAGTGAGTGTTTCGCCTGATACTGTATAGTCATCAGTGGCAATAATTCTAACGCCGTTCAGAAAGACTGACTGTTCGTTGTCTTGCAGTAAATCTAATGTGGCACCATTTGAATCAACGCCAGAAAAGGCTGTTTGACCAGCAGTTGCAACGAATTCATAGATTGCTCTACGATTTCTTAATACGTTTTCGGGCGAATTGCCAATGTAAGACATTAAGTTTGCTCCATTACACTCATTGCTGTATCAATAGAATTAGCTGTATCTGATTTGACTTTGAGTACATCAGATGTCTCTAAGACGATCTTATTTCCTGCCATAACCTCAACGGCTGAGCCTGTCGGTATAGGAATATTCTTGAGAAAGTTGATGTTGTCTCCATCATTGTTCTCAATTATCACTGTCGCATAGACCGTGTTTGATGCTATGTTAGATAGTGTTAATCCTAAGACGATAGATGTCGTTGCTGAAGGTGCTGTGTACACAGTCATGTTTGTGTTCAGCGCAGTACTTGATCCGTCGAATGTTTTTAATTTAAATATATTTGCCATGTTTTTATCCTAATGCAATTGCAAGTGCTGTTGCTTCTGAAATTATATCATCGAAGTGTTTACCATCGACCATATCTGCGTCAAGTGAGTTGCCAGTACCCGTGTCAGCACTCGTTAGTATTCTATTCGTGTTGAGATACGGAGCTTTATTGAAGACCCATTTATCGCCTGTTAGTGCGTAGACTAAAGATGCACTAGCACCGTCTACGATTATTCCTGCGCCATCAGCGGCACTACCGCCACCTCCACCGCTTGCTAATGTGATTGTTTTGTCTGTGACATCTAAATCTGTTACTGATACTGAATTTATATCACCAGTAATGTTTAAGTCGCCAGATACGGCTAGATCGCCTGTAATGTCTACACCAGTAGAAGTGGTAGCTAGTCTACCAGAATTGTCATGATAGAGTGTAACCGCTCCATCTTTTACAAAGTCTGCCATTTTACCAGTAGCGTAACTACCGCCACTGATCAGAGATATTTTTGCTCCATCAGTATCTACAAATAAGTCACCATCGCCACTATCTCTTATCCAAGCATGAGTGTTATCGTGATATATTCGGAAGTCGGAATCTGTTCCAAGTTGTATCTCTACAGAATCGTCAAATTGGAGATTCGATGTGACAGAGCCTGATACGCTGATGTCTTCGCCAACGGACAGCCCATTTTTGACTATGAAATCTTTATTCGTTGCCACGGTTCACTCTCCCCATTAGCGTTATTATAGTGTTATTTATGCAAATCGTCTTGCAGGATTACTAGGCGCATCAATTACAAATCCAGAAAGTTCGCTAGGTAATTCTTCACCGTGTAGTAATAAGTTAGCATGCCAACCATCAGTCGGTGCTGTTTCCGGCACTTCAACTTCTTCTCCATCTGGACCTTCAACTTCAATCATGTTACCAGTCTCTAAGTGAATTCTGCCAATGATATCAAGGCTATGTGTTGCGTTGTATGCATCGACATCAACTGCATCATCCTCTGTATCCCATGCCCAGCCCGCTGTCTTCAGTGCGGTTATGAAAGTTGCTTCATCTTCGGCTTTTAGGTATATCATTTTACTCTCCGTTATACGTATCAATAACTGATTGTGGTGTTGCATCCACAATTACTTGTGCTTCTGCACGTTCTGCTACATCTGCTGTGATGAGAGGGTTCTCAACTGTGGATGTTGTAGCTACTTCATTCTCATCATACGTGATAATTTCGACAGTTGCATCTAGTGCATCGATAGCAGTGACAGTAACAACATCAGCCATAACGTCATCCATTTCCTCAGTTTCTTCATTCCAGACTTGTTCGCCTGTAGCTTGGTTTTCAATAACTTCTTCACGTCCAACTGATAGTACATATTGTGCTAGTCTAGATTTAGCCTGAAGATATGTCCAGTCTGTTATTAGTTCATCAATTTCAGTGTATATCTCTTGATTCGTAGGATAGCCCGATTCTCCGTGCCATTCTATACTACCGTCATCATTGACGTTCATCGACTTTTCCCAACCAGTATTCATAATTGCTTGGGTTAGTACCATGATGTCTATATTTAAAAAATTCATATTATCTCCAATATGCTGTTAGTGAGATGCACATAAAACATATTCTAGTTTTACAAAGTTTGGCGGCTGAGTCTCATTTGCTATAAAAATGTCCTCGTCAGTTCTAAACAAACTGTAGTCAGTGTTATTAGGTGGTCTAAAATACATCATACCTGTTGAATCTCTCCATAATTTAAACATTCCAGATGAAAATCCTGAATTTTGTGTAGTATTTGTATAACTAGTATCACCGTAATCTTTGTAAGAAGCATAAGCGAGATTATTTGAACTATTATTAAATATTCTAACGTGAGGTTTATTAGCATCTTTATGATAATTAGACGTTGGGTTGAAATTACTTCTCGGTGCTACCCAGATGCCTGACCATCCCCAAGAATAACCAAGAGTAAATCCTAATTCAAACTCTCCACGCAATGTTCCATGCATTCTAAACCTTGCGTTTGGTCCATTATTCCCGTTATTTAATGTGTAATATCTCTGGTTTCCACTATCTAAAAATGTATGAGTGGAATTAGTTTGCCCTACAGCACTGTTTGTAGGATAATATCCTGTCCAATACGGAAGAGGCGATACATCTAAGTTTGTAATTTTATTCCAGTCTTCTGAAGTATTAGTCTGATATATTTTATTACCAAAGTCACCCGGTTTACGATCCAACTCTTTCAGTTTTTCTCTTACGTTAAAAGTAGGCTTGTTAGCGTATACAGTCATATTTAGTCCTCTACAATTAAACCATCAACCGCTGACATTGCAGAAGTGATTGCTCTAGTTGTGTTATTTATTCTACGTAATCCACGAAAGTCTGATCTACCTGTGCCGTTACCGACATGAAGTACGTCTGTAGTGTCATCATAAGCCAAGGCGGTCACTTTGGTACTGCTGTTTCCGAATAGAGTAGCTTTGGCATTCTCTTGGAATAAAAGCTTTTCTTCATTATACATTCTCTTAATCTGTTCGGCTGTGGGTACTGTTCCAGAAATTTTAGCTAAAGCCACTTTTCCATCTAGTACAGCCCTGCCTGTATCCCAATGCTCTGCCGCACCTATATGAGTTCTTCTATCTGTGTTTGCGGCATAGTTAGCTAATGTTGCTGAACCTACATTGGTACCTCTCAGTTCCCCATCGTGATATATACGATAAACGTTAGCCTGTCGTGTAAAATGTAAACAATGCCATTTATTTATGGCTATACCCGTAATTCTAATATCGCCCCTCACGGCACCAGCATCTATTGAATAAAACGCTATATTATCAGTGCCGGCATTAGAGAATATGTCTATTCTATCGTCACCGTTTGATGCGGCAGTACCAAACCATCTTTCGTGTGTGCTAGTCGGTAAAGAGCTTCTATATATCCACATAGAGTACATGAAATCACCAGTACCAAAATCTAAATCACTGTTGTATGGTTGCTCTAAGTAATTGCTTGAAGTAAACGGTCCATATGCCATTAGTTCAGCGCCTGGCATTACAGGAGTTTTAGGAACAGTGCCGAATACTTTAAGGCTTTCGTTGTTTACAGTACGATCATGTTCTGCTTTAGTCACTGAGACGTTATCGAAGTATGCGTATGAACCATTAGATCCTACTAATTGTAAACGAAGTTGAGCAGTTGTAGCTGTAGCTGTCACTGTATGAGTTGTCGATTCGTAGGAAGTCCCGCCATGTGTTTTATCACCGGGGTTCCAAGTACAGCCCGAATGGGGTTTAAAATGAGCGTAAGATGCGTTGCCGTTCTTCAAATCACAGCTAACTCTGTATACTTGCCCTATCTCCGCCGCCCATGTAAATGTTGCAAACGCATAGTTTGCTGTGCCAGTGTGAGTCAGTTTTAACTCTCCACCCACAACAGCTATTGATGCTCCTAATGATCCAGAATTGTAAGCACTGAATTGACTTAAATTAGAACTACTAAAGTTGCCATTACTAACGAAATCAGTACCATGAAGATCACTTACGTCAGTGTTACACAGTGTAGCTAACTTAGTGTCGCCTACCATCCAACCTGTGGCGAAATCATTATCAATATAAGCGACCATCGATTTAGTGGGATTATTTGGAACAGAGTTTAATAGGGTCAACTGCTGATCGGTGCCCATAGCTATATCATCTTTAACGTGTACTAAGTCTTTAAATGTTCTAGCCGCAGTAGTACCTGTAATGTTTAACCCAGTGTCTAAGTAAGTATAACTTGTAGCGGCACTATACGATAGTGCTCCAGCAACATTTGATAGAGGAATGTCATCAAATATATCTAAATAAATGCCAGAACTGTCATAAGCCTGAAGTAGTACTAGTCTATTATCTCTATCGAATGATACGTGATGTGGATCATATCCACCTCCTGCCGCAGTAGACGATGTTATAGTAGTAACAGACTTATTGCCTTTAATCACACTCACACCGAGATCAGTAGCAACCGCTGTCGTTACCGCAGGTAGTCCAGTCTTTTCGTCTATTGGTGCGTTAGGAAGGACGGTCATGGCTACATCTTCCATTGCATACGAGCCTACAACATAGGTATTAAGCGCAGTGCCCGTGCCAGCAATATAACTTGCTGGATTATTTCTTCCTTCGATTGTTCTACTAGAAGTTATTAGGTAGTTAATTGAGGAATACAATACATAAACGTAGTCTTCTATGAAGCTGAATATATTACCACCGTCATGTCCAACTTCAGCGAGTTGACCGTTTAACATATGAACAGATAATCGTGTTTGAGAACTCGTTGCCCAATCAATAATTCCGCCTGGTTCGAATGTCATCCACATAGGAAGAGTTGGGTCATCACCATCGTAAATAGTTATTCTATCGACTTTAGCTACAATAACAGCAACAGCAGGAAATTCTCTACGACTACCACGTGTTGTCGTATTCAATCTCTCATTATACCAACTTGTGTTCTGTGTCCGCTTTCTCCAAGCGCCATTGTCGCTATCTTTACTTGTATCATAGATGAACAAGTCAGAAGCATTACCAGGAATAACAGAATTGATCGCAGACATTTCACTACCCCTTGAGAGTAGAAAGTCTTTCTTATCCATGAATGCGGCAGTGCCTAAGTCTGCATTACTCGGCACTTGATTAGGATTGTTTCCAATTAGTTTACTCATTAGTTATTCTCCGTAAGTGCTTTTAATTCTGTAATGGGTAACTGCTCTGGATAATATGAAATTTTTCTAATATGTCCGTTCCACGCCGCAGATGACCCCGCAAATCCTATTTCAACCATAGTTGGTTTATCGAATTCGGCAGTTGTTATGCTAGGCATTTGTGCATCAATTCCGTCTGCGGCGGCGATCTGAGAGTTCGGTTTTATAGATAACGCCATCTTATGTATTTCAGTGTCTTGCCAAAGAGGTAAAACTGTCACTGAAGGAAAATAATCGTTATTAGAATCTATATCGCAAAGTCTAAAAGTATAACCGCTGTGAGTTGCACTGCCACCAGTGGTATATCTTCTCAGCAAGTATCTATTAGTACTTGTTCCGTCTGTGATACCCCATAGACAGCCAGACCCTCCCATATTCGAGTCGCCAGTGAGAGACGTAGCTTCTCCGTAAATAGTAGACTCTTTTGGATTATACCAAGAGATGTCATCGATACGAGCAAAATCTTGCGCTCTAGTATATGCTACACTGGTTGAGACATCTGCCGCCCGAGTTACAGCCGAACCCAAAGTCTTTATATATGATGTTGGTCGGCTCTGTTCTTCAATCTGCCAACCCCAAAAGTAAAATGTTCTACTATGTTGAGGAGAAACAAATCCAATATAAGGATTAGCGACTCCGCTATTATAAACAAAAGTAACCGAAACTCTTTGCCATTCGTCAGTTGCAGTAACACTAGTCGCCCCATTTTGAGGATATACGTTCATCGCAACAGTGCCGGTTGTGCCTGCCGCACATCTTATCCAAGCACTATGAGTATATGTGTTTCCGTTTGTATATGAGAACGGACTAACTTGCCAATACCAGCTATTACCGCTAGTACCTGTTACTCCTTTAGTTGTTTTCAAAGAGCCATCAGGTGCAGTTACATCAGTCGAACTATCAGTCATAGTCCATATAGCTTCTGCTGCCAGTACATCTCCGTATAAATCACTTCCCTTTGTACTATGGTAAAGCATGTTAGTAGAAGCTGTTTCTAGTATCAGTCCAGTTTCTACCCAGTTACGTCCGTCATAAGCATAACCATGTCGTGCGGTTTGTGCGGGTGCTGTCGTGATCGTACCCGTTTCATCGTAATACGTTGCTACGCTTGCACGTGAAGTAAATTTTGTATCAGACGGAATATAAGAAGTCGAGCATGTTTCATTACGTTGTAAGTTTAATCCCCAAAATAAAGTAGAGTCTCCAGAAGCATAGTTTGCGTATGCGCCTGGTGAAAGTTGAAAAGAGCCATTGCCAGTTGTGGTCCAAGTAGCCGTTACTCTGACCCATCCGTTACCTATGACTTCTATTGTAGTGTCAGAGGCATCTGATGGAACAACTGTGTCTCCAGACCAAGTGTACGTCCTAGAAAAAACCCAACCGCCCGAATATGCCCAGATAGCAAAACGTCCACTTGCATTACTCGCATTATTCTTAGCATAGACTGACAATGTATATGTGCCTGCACCTGAGTAAGATGTTGTCGCTCTCGCACTAGCATTACCTCCACCAAACAAAGCGGCGGCATCCATTTTTCCGTTAGGAGCAATTGCATAGTTAGTTTTCCAATATGCGCTAAACTCAACGGGCAATGCTATATGTAAATGTTCACTGTATGTCATTATAGGCGTTCTCGCCTCTTCAATTAACAAACCTTTACTCTTACCAGTGTATGGGTCGTGATCAAGTCGTGGTTCATTCAGATTAGCATATTTTAGTTTACCACTGCTATCATAGTAAGTAGCAACGCTATCACGATAGAATTTAATGCGTGAATCAAGTTCTTTTGAGTTAGCGAAATCTATGTTGAGCGATGGTCTAATTGAGTGACGAACTTGACTTGCACCGATAGCACCTACGACATCAAGTTTGTGCGCTGGCGTCTGAGTACCAATACCAACATCATACGCATTCGTAATGTTTACGTTGTTATCACTTGCTTGATCTGCAAAGCCTAAACTAAATATGCTACCTTCAGCAATAATAAATCCTGAGGTGTCGTTATCAGCAACTTGAATACGGGCTCTATTTGTACGAGATGCAACTTTTAACCCAACAGGATTTCCACCTTCTGAATTAATTATTACATTACCTGTTTCACCTGAAACAAGATTGCCTACTTGTAAAGTTGCTGTTGGTGCAGTTGTAAGTGTACCAATGCCAACCTCACCACCAAACGGCTGTAATGCTAGAGGTTTTGCAGTTGAGCTATTCGTGGTTCCATCAGTGACCTGTATTATAGATCCAGAAGCATTTTCAGCAATATATAAACTATGTAAGTTGCTCGCATCTGATTGAAATTGTGCAGTAGAAGCAGTATCGAGAGAGGCTAAATCTGTTGGTCTTGCCGCTGGACCTACAACGTGTAGTGCCGCACCTGGAGAAGCTGTTCCTATACCAACATTGCCGTTACCCTTAATAGACATTCTGGTAGTAGTATTGGTTAAGTCATAAAACTCTAAAACGCCATTTACTGTCTGTCCGTCTACAATTCTCCAAGATTGAGTCGTAGTACCAGTCTTTGCAATTTCAAGTCCAACTGTACTATTTGCCGCTACTTCTGTTTTTACTAGCGTTGTCCCTGCTGATTTTTCTATGTGTAAGAGTTCATCAACGTCTGTGCCAGTACCAATACCAACTTGACCAAGACGGTTTATTCTCATAGCCTCTAAGGGAGTACGAGAAATGTCTGTTCCATCAAGGTTAGCAACATTAAACGTCATAGCTCCATAATACCAAGTAGTAGGGTCTGTTTTAAAGTCTATGCTTGCCAATTTAGCAAGATTGTTACTGTATCCTCTTGCCTGACCTATTAGAGACATAACAGTAGCATCTGCTTGCCCATCTGCACCTGTATTTGTTGCAACTAAATTAACTGTTGAAGATTTCTGCCAATGAGTCACTCCGTATGGGATTTGCGTACCAATACCAACTGAGTTTGAGCCGTAATCAATCGTCATAGTCGGTGATGTATCAAGTGTACCACCACCGCCAAATTGTATCTGATCGCCCTTGACGTTCATCTGAGTAATAGATGCGCCAGTTTTACTTCTAGCCCAAAGGACAGGAGTTAAATCAGTTACAGCACTTTCGTTTCCGTTTATGAAAAGCGGTGCTTCAGGCGCTGTATCACCTATTCCTAAGTAGCCATCAGTATAATCCCAATGCATACCGACTCGAGGTGATCCGCTATTGGCTTCATACCATTCTGCATCTCCAGCAGATGTAATTCTGGATCTAGCTGTAGTGCCAATAAACCACTTATGTTCAACAGCACCTGAAGCGTTTTTGCCTATTTGATAATCAGTGGATACAAAAGTTCCATCAGAATGTCGAGTGTTAAAATTCAACCCTCCACCAGAATTTTGAAATTCTGTTCTGTTGTATGTGGTAGTAGCGTCTGTGTCTTGAAGGGTTAAAACTGGATTCGTACTTGTAACAGCTATGCTATGAGAAAAGTCAAATTTATCGCCTGTAGCATCCCACAAGATAGTTGCGTCAGTAGTTGAATTTACAGCATCTTGTATCGTAATACCAGAGCCATCCGCAGATGTAGAGGTATCTGCTGTTGCATGATAGTTGAGAGTGATGTTCTTATCTTCAACGTTCAGGTCTGTCGTATTGAGAGTTACGGTAGAGCCCTCAACTGTTAGATCGCCAGAGATAACTGTATTACCACCGACATATAAATTCTCTGCAATACCTGCACCACCGCCAACGATGAGTGCGCCAGTTGTTGAACTAGTAGATGTAGTTGTACTTGCTACATTTACACCTTCTGTATCTGATAAATTTAATTTTGCGCCTGCTGTGTCGCTATGAATACCGCCACGTGCTTTGATTGAGCCGTCAAAATATGCGCCTGCTGTGGCAGTTACATACAGATAATTATCTTCAATAAGAACAACGCCATCATTTCTCACTCTAAGAAGAGTATCGGCGCTTGAGTCTTTTATGTTGAGTGCATCAGCAGTGCTATCGGAAGTTGAACCAACGATAGATTGATCTGTGATATTGCCAGATATATCAATGCCGGCATCGACTGTGGTCAATGCACTTAGCTGTGCTAACTCAAAGGCTTTAGTTGTTGCCAAGGTTCACTCTCCCCAATAGCGGTTATATGTTTTGTTGTTACTATTATTTATAATGTATCATTCTGGTTTAGTAGGCCATACTACATCGTTAGGGCTCGAATACGTATCTGTGATATCTCTGAGTGCTTGCCTGTATGCAGACCACTCTGCACTCATTGTTACGTCAGAGTTTGCCATCCAGTCCGTTTCTGCAAGTCTGTAGTTTCTCTCTAATCTCAGTGTCTTCATGGGTGCCTCTGCAATTTCACTAAAAATGTGAAATCTATGAGCCTCATCTGTTATCGGATCACCAGTCATGGGATCCAACATTTCTTCGCCGTCGTCTAATTCATGAATTGCCATAATTTTTCCCTAATTAATATTTACGTATATACAAAACAAGAGTTACCACTCCACATACTATCGTACATATCATTTGTGCCGCTCTCATGAGAAGAGTATACATGACCCCACCCAACAGCATTTATTTCTAATGAATATCCGAAATATCCTGGAATATCAAACTGTAAATCAGCAAAACCATCTCCGCCTGTACCTGCTTGACTATAATCTATAGAAGTCCAATAAGGAGTTGGTGAACTAGTATTGTGTATGGTTTCTATGCCTGTATAAGGATTGTGGGTCGACCTAGTGTGACCGTGAAGTATGAAATGACCAAAGCAATGACCAGTATAGTATCTTCTCATTATCTTAAGTTCTACGTTACCAGATCCCCAGTAGTGCTTTCTCATTCTAAGTATGTTTACCGCAGTTGCACCCGGCTGCCCCGCACCTTTTTCAACGTAATATGATTTTGTTCCTTCGCCGTCTCCACGAACAATTGCGTTTCCTGCGTTTACTTCTAGTCTTTGTGGACCAATAAGAACTGACATTATTTATTCTCCATATCACTAATTCGTGATTTTAACTCTTCTATTTCTTTTAACGCATCTTGCAAAGCCGCTACAATTACTGGCGTAATTCTACCGTAGTCCATGCTCATCATAGTATCTTCGTCACCAGCAATTGCCTCTGGTATGATATCTTGGACTTCTTGTGCAATAAAGCCATGTACTGTAACACCACTCTCATCTTCTTTCCATGTGTGAGTTACGGGGTTCAACTTCAATAACTTCTCTTTACCATTCTCTATCGTCTTGATATTATCTTTTAGTCTAATATCTGATGCAGTATTAAATGTTGTTCCTGATGTACTTGTTGTGATGCTACCTCTATCAGTAGTACCATGTTTGAATCTTATATGCGATCCACTTGAACTGCCTAGACCGCTTTCTATATTCCAGTCAGTTGACTTATCAAGCATTATGCGACCGTCTTTCATACTCACATTATTTTGACCTGCCGCATTTCCTGTGCCTACTACAACCCAACCATCATGATCGATTTTCATTACCTGAGGTGTAGTAGCCTTATCGGCTGAAGAGGCGGTGACGAATACCATATCACCATCGCTATACGTATTATTGAAATATGTGTGACCCGAACTGTTATCATACCATAACTGAAAACCTTCAGTCGTAACAACTGGAGTAGTGTATTGTCCTGATCCTAGTTGTAGAATAGCGTCATAAGTACCAGCTTCATCAGTTACGATTTCAACTCTAGTATCTTCACTGGCTTTCAATCTTCCTATTGATAGGTCACCTGTAATGGCCATGTCGCCATATAGTGCCTTTTTCTGTCTTCCATAAGTCCAAAGTCTAGCCTGCATAGTGTTGCCAGTAGGACTATTATTTACTACTGGCGTAACAGGAGTTGCAACCGTGTTATTTGATCCTACTCTATTTAACACCCAACTTCTAAATGTTCCAGCGGTTACGTTTGCAGATATTCTTCCTTGTAGAAGTTGTGCCTGTCCATTTACATATCCGTCTGGTCTAATAACTCTCCATTGATCAAAGTAAAATCCGTTATGAGCAGTATGATCTAGTAACTCAAGGGTAGTCTCCCAACCATAATTATAAGAATTATAATGAGAGCCAACTTTTATTGTGTTCCAACCATGGTGAGAACCGCTTGGCGCATCTAGGGAGTTCCATTCGATGCCTACTTCACATACAACTTCTCCGTATGGTACAGTATGTGTTGTAACCCAATCGCCCGCTACCCAGTTAGTTGGCGAAGCGTAGCCGCTATCGCTTATTCGTGTAGCACCAGATTGAGTTACTAATCCAGTTAAACCCACAGTAAACAAGTCACTACCAGAGCCATCTTTAATTATCACGCCGTTTACATCGTTTGCTCTAATCTCAGCAAATCTCTCTGGTCCAGTATTGGTGCCTTTATAGAATGCTATTGCCGGGACAGCACTACCTACTGTTTCATCATAGTCATATAGTCGAAGTTCAACATCTGCATTACTTACATCGCTATCACCCACAACATTTAGTTTACCTAAACCGTTGATCATAGTCATACTGCTACCAGCACTTATACTACCGTCATAGCCTATACCAGCCTTATAAACAGGAGAATCTGTGCTTGCAGAATCTCGTCCACCAAATGAGAATCTTCCGTCTTCGCCCATCTTAAAGAACGCTTGACCTTCAGTCGCCTCATCGAAGCGATGAGTACCCCAATTGTAATAGTTGTTCGTTAAGTAAAAATCATTACCCACATTAGCCATTCTGACTCTAGTAGCATCTTCTCCAGTAGAATTAGAGCCAGGTGACATAGACAATTGCTCATACGAAGGATTTACTGAAGTCCCTCCTATATGAAGTACGTGTCTAGGGTTGCTACCAGATACTAGTGCGGGAGTCTCACCTATATTGACTTGACCAGTAGTGGCAATTCGCATAGCTTCTACTATGTTCTGACCAGTTCCTGTCGCACTTGTATAAAATCTTAAGTCTCCATCGTCTGCTGAAGAGTTTGCGGAAATTCTTGCAACTACATTTCCAGAGTTAACGTATAATAATTGACCAGTGTCGTTATTAGACGTTCTTTTTCCTTCAAGTCTAAGTTCAGCCGCATCACCATTTTTATCGTTATGTACGTGAAGTCTAGTATTGCCTGACACAGTGGAATTGTATACTCGCAATTTACTAGTAGAAGGATCAGTCGTTCCGATTGCAACGTTGCCACCATTTGGGTTTAACAATAAGGGATAATTAGTCGCCAAGTTGCCTGCATCTTGAGCTTGAATCCAGGTCCCCCAAGGAGAAGCATTAGCTACACCGATATGAGCGCCGTGACTCGAACTGTCGGTTTTTGCTCTAATAGCAATGTGCCCAACAGGAGTACTTCCTGTAGTTCCAGGATATCCATTTACTCCATCAACATGGAGTGTTAAATCTGGCTGTTCCGTGCCAATACCCACTTTTCCGTTACCCTTGATAATCATCATAGGGGTAGTGCCACTATTAGAAGTAACTTTAAAAGGAGTATTAGTAGCCGTATTCCAACGAGTATCTACCCATAAACCATCTGATGCGTCAGCGTATGAAGCTCCAGATGTTCCTGCAGAATTACCATCGTTCTCTACTTTCATTATAAAAGAATCTACATCTTCTTTAACGTGTAATAAAGCAGAAGGAGCATCTGTACCGACACCGACATATCCATTACCATTAAGATGTAGTGCAATGTTATTTGCATCTGTACCTTCACTAGGCATGTCAACTAAGAACTGAATCGACCCTTCGCCACCAGAAGGACCTGCTACGCCTCTAATGATGCCAAATACGCCAGGTGTGTAATCAGTGGCATCAGCGTTATAGAATTCTATTTTACCTGTAACATTACCTTGACTTAAGTTACCGCTCATGTCCAATCTGATAGTTGGAGGACTGTTCAGTGCGCCAGGTATTACGATGCCGCCGCTTGGAGTCAATACTCCAGAAACGTCAACGCCAGTATTTTTAATAACTAGTCTGTCCCAGTTACCATTTTGTCTGAATGTGATATTATCTGATGCGTCTGCTTTTATACCAAGTGTTGCATTGGCGGCGGCATTAGAAAAGAAAAGACCTTTATTATTATCAAGTCTCAACTCTTTGTTGAGTGTCATTGATCCTTGTGCATGGCTCCAAGCAAAGATTGCGCCCGCACCGTCTATAGTTATACCAGCACCATCTGCCTCTTGACTATTAGTGGCTTCACTAGCAACTGTGATGTTTATGTCTTCTACATCTAGGGTTGTGGTATTTAAAATTGTTTGTGTGCCATCTACTTGCAAGTTGCCGTTGATGTTCACATTTTCGTTGAATGTTGCACGACCATCGTTTGACATGTCGAGTAGAAGTGCGTCAATAGTTACATTAGGGCTACCAGCTTTAGTACCTCTGAGTATGATGTCTTTATCTACTGTTTCAGCTTTGATTACAAAGTCACCAGCATCTCTTTTGAATCTACCAAAATCAACTGTATCGTCTGCTAATACGATATCTGCGCCATCAGCGTTCAGAAAAATATCGCCAGCACTATCTATAGTGAAGTTGCCGGTGGAACTAGTTAAGAGTCCATGTGATCCAGAGAAGTACAGTTGCATTTCATTCGAAGCGCCTGCTCGTAGTCTACCAGCATCAGCGCCAGTAGATATATTGCCTGCCGCTTCTATATAACCCGTTGATGTTATACTACCTGAGTTTATAGTTGAAGTAGTGTTAATCGTGATTGCTGAATGCAGATCATCGGCCGTGATTACATTGTCGGTTATCTGATTTGATTTTATTCTAGTTGCCATATTTTACACCGTTACCGAAAGTCGTTGAATCTTTACTGTAGTATTTATGTTGGCGGGTGTAACTAACAATCTTACTGATCCTCCTGATATGTCACTGTTGACCGTACCCAAACTCGCATTTGTAAATATTGTACCATATTCTGTCATATGAACTGTTGTCCCGTCATGTATAAGAAGAACTTCTGTAGCATGATAGTTTGTGCCAGAAGTCATTTGTATTACGTATTTTGCTGTTCTGTTTGTAGTAGCAGGGAAAGTATCAACTACTTGGTTTGCAGTAGTTGTAGTGAGTGCTGTTGTGCCTGGAACTAAGGGCTCAAGTTTATCAGTAAATGTAGCACGTGACAGAGATACTACTTCCACTGTTCCTGTTACTGTTTGAGGTGATGTGAACGCAACTATCGTGCCGTTGGTTGCTGTATAGTCTAGTCCGTCTACAAGTCTTACACCGTTTGCATAGACTTCTACTTTACCTACATCGTATGCAAGAACTACTCCATTATCATCAGCGCCTGTAACTTGTGTTGCAGACGATAAACTGCCATATACATATTGCTGATAGTCACGAACTGCTATACTGTTAGTAATAGTGTCATGTACTCGTATTTCTACTTCATCAGTATTTAATGGTGCAGTTGTGAATGTGATCGTCGACCCAGAGAGAGAATATTCACTAACGTGTTGTTGTACGCCGTTTATGCTAACGTAAACGTACTGCTCGTCTTTAGGAATATAAGATAGGGCGAAATCTACTTGAGTATTGGTACCAGTGTACGAGTCGATGTAAATCGATTCCTCGCTGACAGGAGAACCATATATTCCAACGATGGATTGCGTACCACCGACATCTTTCTTTATGTACAGTCTTCCGTCGTAGGTATTAAGTGCTATTTCACCTAAGTCCAACTGAGCAATAGTTGGAGTCTTACCCGCAACGCCACTGCGTCTTAGTTTAATTGTTGACATCTGTCCTCACATCTGATATAATGGCTATATAGCCTGCGTATATTATCAATTAGTGTTTACGGTATATACCTACACTTCATAATGATTAAATCTATTTAGAACGTTCCACCATCAATGGTATCAACAGTAACAACTCCGGCGGCACTGACATCAAAATTAGTTGCGTCATATGTAGACGTACCAATTCCACCTGCTGTATCTGCTAAGTTGTTCTTCAATGTTACTGCGGCAGTTTCTGTACCACTTCCTGTTATTACTAGTCCATTGTTTGTTGTACTATTATTGTCTGTTGCACCGCCTGTAGCTTGTACGATAGTAGCAATATAATTACCAGTCGTATCGGTACCAAGAGCAACCGAGTTGGGCTGAATCGTAACTGCCATAGAGTGGTTAGTAGAACCCATGTCAGTCATATTGATAGTACCAGCTACATCACCGGTAAGAGTAAACGACTTCTGACTGAATTTAACAACATCTAGGTTCAAGTTAGCCAGGCTAAACGAAGCATCTGACAAGTCAATGACATTATCGGTAAGATCCGTATCTATGTACTCATCGAATAAGTGCCATTCTTTTCCTGTTGCATCTCTGAAGAGACCTGCAAACTGGTCGTTTGTTCCATCACTGTATCTACCTACAAAACCAATATCAACTGTATCGGCAGTGTTACCAGATGCTAATCTAATCAGAGCATCTTCAACGTCTAGAGTGTCGGTATTTACAGAGGTAGTAGTACCATTTACAGTTAAATCTCCTTGAACAACCATATTGCCAGCAGTTTCAGCGTTACCTGTTAAATGTGCTACTGTGAAGTTCCCGGCGCCTACGCTAAAGTCCCCATCAACAGAGGCATTATGATTAATAGAAGTTGTGCCATCGAATACGTTGGTAACAGTCTTGGTTGCAACACCAATATCTACTGCTGTTGCCGCACCACCAATATTAAGTGTCGTTGCATTCGTGTTAATTAAATTAAACGTGGTTGCGGTTGTTGTTAGATCGCCACCATTGACTGCTACATCGAGTGTGAATACGCCGTTTTCGCCAACATAGAGGTCTTTAGCAATACCCGCACCGCCGGCAGTAATAAATGATCCCGTTGTGCTAGATGAAGACGCAGTGTCGTTTAAAACACTTAGCTGATCTTCATCAAGAAACATTGCTCTTTTATTAGCGGCCGCCCCTGTTGCAGTGTAGAAGTGTAGTGTATCGTCTGAGTTACCAGGACTAGTTTCAGCAATGATATATGTTAGACCGTCAACTGAACGTACACCACCGAGTGATGACCAATTAGCTCCTGAGTATCCTTCGAATTGAGTATTCTCACTGTTATATCTAATAGCACCAGCGACATTAGGTCCCTGTTGAGCATTTGTACCAACTGGAATAACAAATCCATTTGTTCCAGTAATTGTCACATATCCAGTACCAGCTGGATCCAACACGATGTTGCCGTTAGAGTTAGTAGAAGATATAGTATTAGCATCAACACGAATGTTGTCTACGTTTAATTGACCTGTTACAGTAGCTACGCCAGTAAGTTGTGTAGCGGCCGCAACTGTGAATGTCGTTCCGTTGAATGTTAGATTAGCGTCATCTTCTAGAGCGCCTGCTGTGCCAGCAATAACAATACGATTGTCTGTCAAATCACTTACGGTAGCAGATGCTAAAGTTGACTCGCCAGTAACTCCTAGTGTGCCATCAATTGCAGTGTTGCCTGTTGCTACTGCGACTGTAAACTTATCGGTAGTATCTGTGCCAACTTTAAACGTTGTTCCGTCGAACGTAAAGTTCGAATCATCTTCTAGAGCGCCTGCGGTACCTGCAATTACAACACGATTATCTGTTAAATCACTAACAATTGCGGATCCAAGTGTTGATTCGCCAGTAACGCCTAAAGTACCTGCGATTAAAGTGTTACCAGTCGTATCTGCTACTGTGAATTTGTTTGTATCTACTGCAATGCCACCATCAGCATTAAGTAATCCAGTAAATGTTGCGCTAGATGCAAAGTTGGTAATAGCATCTAATTCAATCGTACCTGTGCCGGCAGGATCAAGTATAATATTGCCGTTAGTGTTGGTTGAAGATATAGTGTTTGCGTCTAACTTTAAGTTATCTACATCCAATACATCTAGTTTACCGTTAGCGTCTACGATTAACGCAGAGCTAGCGGTTCTAGTTCCGTGAACGTGATCTAGTAAGTCTGTAAAGTACTTACCGCCAATAACATCAACGACATTTGCTAGGTTATTAGTTTCGCCGCCGGTACCGATAAATAGTCTATCACCGCCGTTTGCTTGTGTGCCACTACCGTAAGCATATCCCATCTCGCCTAATGCGAGAACGTTGGACGGTGCTGCCGTGCCGGTGGATCTTCTGATCTTAATTATAGACATTAAAAGTTGCCTCCATTTATAATTGTATTTATATTATCGAGTTCAGTAGAAGCTTCCCACTTCGTACTGGTACCATTGTAGACAATGATAGCCCCGTCTTCTTGCCCAGTTCCGTCTACGTCAAAGAGGTCACCGAGTCTGATAGTGGCGGCATTGATCTGGTAATTGGTTACTAAGAAATTCTGTTGCGGCGTAAGCTTCGCCTTTATATTTGCCATTATGCTATCTCGTCATTCCTGCTGTTACTGTTACGACTCCTTCTACGACTCGCTGTTTAGCTCCACCGCTAGAAGTAATCTCGATATCGTATAGATATCTTCCAGGCTCCAATGCGTTAGTTACTGCATTAGCCAGTGTTATTGATATTTGTCCCAACGCACCATTATGCGAACAGCCGAACGTTGCGGCTGGTGATGCAGATGCGTAAGTTTTCCTCATCTGAGAGGCTACTGTGAAACCAGTTAAATCGTAGACCCCTATGGAGCCTCCGGCTGATGATTCTACATCGATCAATGCAGAGAAATCAGTGCCTTGATCTATTACAATATTTGCTTTAATTGCCATGATTTTTCCCTAATGTATGCTACTTGTATTTATAAATAATAAGAACAGAGCCATCAACAACATTGGATTTAAAATGACCACAAAATACTTAAAGTTCGGCCTAAGGGCAGATAAAAATTTATCGGATCTAACCAATCCAGATTCGGCGTTATCTAACGTGCTTGACAATATCTCAAGCGCAAGAGATGAGGACGGTGATAGCACCGGGTTCACTATAGAAGATATAAGACCTGTGAAAGGACTAAGAAACACTGGATTGAGCGATAGTGTAAATGACGCAGGACAATCTTCAGATTTGCTTGCTCTTAATGACAGTGTAGTCAAGTTCACCGTAGGTGTAGGAACATCTTTAACGACCACTACAACTGATGCAGATGGAAACGTTTCGACCGTACCTATATCTCCTGGTACCAATCTGCCAGTACAGCCCACGAGAACCTTACAGGACCATATTAGTAATTCTAAATCAGTTATAGGCAATCCTCCATGGATTGATGGCGGGGATGGTCCTATTGCTCGCTTTGTGACATCCGATAGAATCAATCCCGTTACATCTGTTTCAACAACAGGCAATTTGAGTACTAATCCTATTGGTTCGTTAGGCAACAATCTGTTCTCCACTTCTCTTGTTAGCGATTATCGAGACATGGTATATCCCGTCGATTTTTGGAACGACGGCGTATTCGATTTCTCTGCTAAGTTGCATCCATCTTTTCCAGACACATATGGTCTTATTCAATGGATAGGATATTTGTCAGGAGACTATGCACAAGAGTGGGAGTCTACTGGTTTATTTATGATCGAGGAGGACGTAGTTGACGCAGGAAATGATAATAATTGGACGCAATTAAAGAGCGTGTTTAACTTTAGTCAAGCAATAACGGGCATCACGTTCACTGTAAGCAGTGGAGTAACCACTATGGATCTGACAAATGCGTCTCCTACTGGAGAAAAATACGTGTGCGTCGGAATGGTAGCCAGAAAACCTGGTCAGAGTTATAACGCCGCTTTAGCCGCAGGACAAGTTGTAAAAAGCGTAGATATTATTGGTAAAACTTGTACAGTGCCGGTATCAGGATATAGTGGCACTGTGACATTCGATCATTCTGGTGGTGTAGATATCGTAGGTAGTCCAATACGTTTTACTCCTCAAAAAAGAGGTGGTAGAGTTAGAGTTAGATACACGGTTTGGTATCCAACCATAACTAATGACGCCGCAGGATTTGGCACGGGTACTCCTACTGGAGCAAATTATGTGAATAAAAGGTTTGCTGAATACACTTTAGACAACGATAAGCTTCCCTTTAATAGATTATATTCTACGTTCGACCGAAATCAAGTTTTTGGTCCATTCACTTACAAATACTTCGAAGACGGTAAAGCTGGATTTTTGAACCAGCTATCTACTAGTCCTATTAGAGTTAATGCTACTCTATCCATGCCATATACTATACCAAAACTTCACAGCGAGAAACTTGTGTCTGTCACTGGCGCCAACACTTCAGTGACTATGAAGACTGTGACTATGATCGATACGTTTGGTAAAATTGGGGCTGCAAACTGGACTGGATGTTCAGTAGGAGATTGGATAACGTTTAAAAATGGTTCCACATACTACACCTATCAGTTAAGAGAGATAAGTGGATCTAATCCTGAGGGGACAGTTTATTACGCATACGTGAAGGATACTATTAAGACCGATACTGGCATAGCAGTTAACGGTACGTTTAGTTCTATGATATGGAAGAACAATGGACTGGTGGGAGTTTATAAGTTAAGCTCTAGTGGTGGAGCTACTGGTTCTTTATATTCTATGTCTGGAGAAGGACCCGAGCCATCTAGGGTGTATGAAGATATGTTACTGTTCGGTGTTGCCGATAATGGAACGTCTAACTCTACAACTAGAAGAAGAACCATCTTGTCTACTATAGCAGGAAGTCAAAACAATATTACTGTATCTGGAGGAAACCTATCAGGACCTGCTGGAGGCTCTATAGTTGCAGTCTATGCAAGTCGTGGTCTAGACGATAAGTCTTCAGTTCTTTCATGTGCAGGAGTTTATGGTAGAGAAGTAGCGGCAACTACAACTGGCAATTCGGTCGTGTTGACAACCAGTAGTGGAGTTTCTGTCGGAGACTTTGTACAGTTTGATGGCAGACTTAAAGATTCGAGTGGAAATCTAATTGGAACTCCAGTTGTTACCTACGGCACAACAGTTGCTTCTATTGTCAATGGCACCACTATCACGCTTACAGCTTCGGTCAATGGCTCTTTAAATGCTGCCTCAACGTTAGTTTTTTGTAAAAATGATCCGGGTAATGTCGTAGCAACGAGAAACAAAGAGTTCTGCATTATTCCTCTGAATACTGCACCGCCATTTGAAGGCACGGAGTTAGGTCTTGCTACACCTTCATCAAACCCAAACTTAGAGGTCGAGGGACTATCTTTTGGCGAATTAGCGTTAACTTTGCCGACAAATCATATTGTCTCGATATCAGCACCGCCCACATCAAGCAAGTATTTTCCAATACAAACTCCATCAGGAACTACTTACAAGATACTAATAGCTTAAGCTTTAAGAAGTAGAAAGAAAGTTTCGCCGTTAATTTGGACAGGCAACTTGTGTGTTGCGGTTGACACTGTGATTGTTTCAGATGCGAGCAAAGTGACTTGAGTTCCTGAAGAATTGACGGTTTTGATATTTGGTGTAGTAGGCTGTGAGACTGGATCAAAGAATAATCTGTTAGCCTGAGCGTTGTCTTCGTCTGTGTGCAATGCGCCATTAGCGGTGCCAGTAGCAACCTGGGACCATGGGTTAGATGAATCGCTAAACGCACGTACAGCGGCAGTAGACGGGTTTGAAGCGTCCACGATAAACAAGCCTGGACTATCGTCATCTGGCACTGTTGTTGGTGTTGCAACACTGTTCATTATCTGAATTGCTCCAGAAAATTTAATAGGAATATTGAATGTGCTTAGTTCATAAGTGCGAGGTATTCTGGATCTCTTATAGTAAAATAGCCCTAGAGCTTCTTCAATGTATGTCACTTGTTCATTAAACGCAAAGTCGTTAAATACATCTCCACCAGAATTTTGATCTGCCGATACTCCATCGCTAATAGAGTTGGATGTCTCTAGTCTTTTAACACTGAGATTACTCATGTTAGCCTGAGTAACATAATCGCTTCTTCGCAATGTGCCTGATGGATTTACTGTTCCTAATGAATCCTTTACTTTAAATTGATCAATGCCGTTGGAATTGAAAACTTCATAGTCGTAGTTATTACCTCCAGGAAAGCCACTTCCGTCTATAGAAAGTTTAGTTCCGTCAGAGAAAGCAACTTTACCTTCTCCGCTCACAGTTACTATTCCATTCGTAACAGTGTAGTCGGCCGCAACAAGTTTAGAAATACTTTTTGAGTTGCCGTCGAAAAGTAGCAAATCATCCGTTATGTTTATTCCGCCTAAGTTATCAAGTATTCCTCTATCTAAAGCTCCAGTATCGCTTTCTTGAAAATTTAATGTTCTTACAAATCCTTGCGCCATCTCTAAGTCCTTATATTAGAATAGTCCAGAAGTTTTCCAAGAAGCTCAATTTATTAGCCGTGCTTGAATCTCCATCTGTACCATCGTTTTCTATTCCACTTCTACTCATTGGATTACCTAGTAAGTTAACAGATACTCCACGTCTAGGATTAAGACTGTAGTTCTCAAATAGATCCGCTATGATATTCGATCCTGCTGTGTTAGGTAACTGATTATTACTAAAATCTACAATAGATAGTGATGAGTTATACTGTAGTGCGCCTGGAACATATCCATTTATATTATTATTGTTTAGATAAACTCTTTGCAATCTTGTGCACCCAGACATATCTGGAACATTTCCAGAAAAGTTATTATATTGTAACTGTAACTGATATAGGTACGGAGTGGTAAAACTAGGAATTTGACCAGCAAGCTGATTGGAGGACAAGTATATGTATTTAAGGCCGTTACCAGTGAACGCCGGAACAGCGCCGGTGAAGGCGTTATTAGTTAAATTTAAATAGTAAAGACTTGTACAATTAGCAAAGGTTTGAATTGGTCCATTAAGTCCTGTGCCATAAAAATATAATCCTGTTAAAGCGAAATTGGAACTAAAGTCTGGTAACTTACCTCTTATGTTACGATTATTATAACAATAAATCCATCTCATATCGGGCGTATTCTTAAATACTTCTCCGCTGCCAGAGTTGTTATCGATTGAATCCTGTGTGCCAAAATAATCAGCAGTGTTTATAGCAGTTCCTTCAACATAGAAATTTTGTAAAGAATTGGTATTTGCAAAACTATCATCAAACAATTGTCCACTAACGGACGTCCGCCTTAGTTCTAGATACGTTAGAGCTGGTAAAGATGTAAATATAGTGCCTATATTACCCGTCACACTAGAGCTGTAAAAATCTAGGCGCTGTAAACTTGTGCATCCAGCAAACTTGCTTCCTATAGCCCTGCTACTTGCAGTGCTGCCTCCGCTGGAGAATTGCTGAAAGTATTTGGTTAGGGAAGATTTATTCGACATATCGACTACGTTATGACCATTACTGTAACTTTCGAAATTAGATATAACATTACTTGCAATAGTAATGTCACCGCCACCTTCTTTTTCGCTGATTCCGGTATGAGGAAAATATAGGTCTTGTAAATTTTCACTTGTACACACACCGTTGGCTAACTGTGTAGCTGGCTGATGGTAGATTCTATATACTGCTATGCCCTTACTTTGTGCCACATTAGTGTAAGTTTTTGGACTTACTACGCCTCCGGTCATTCGTCTCTGTGCGTTACGAGAATAATATGTTCCGAAGATTAAAGAGGATAAATTTTCATAATCTAGAAGATCGATATCTGTGCTATCTGAAAACACGCCATTCATGGTCAAATGTGTGAGTGTTGTAGGCAAAGTGTTTAGCTGATGATTAGCGACAATCTGTGTGCCGTCTGCGTGTCTCGCTCTAGATAAGTTATTAGAGCTTATGTCTATACGTTCTAAGACTGGAGCAAGTCCTCCTGGAGTCAGTATGCCATCTTTACTAGAAGCATCACTTCTGAAACTAGGTAACACATATAAGTCATTATTATTCAACCCGAGTCTTTCCAAAACTGGTAACTTAGATGTCGTCCACTCGGTTAGGTTTATTCCAGGAGTACGTAATTCAAGAATTTTAGAAGGATCGTAATAAAACTGAACTGTTCTTGATCTGCTACTACTATCATTAAATGGGTATGTCGCTGGTGCTCCTACTGCTCCTACTCCACGATTGCCTGGATGTGCCGAAGTGCCATCACCAGAGTTATATGTTTGTCCGTTGTCGTTATTAACTATTCTCCATGTGCCAGGCACGTCACCCTGAGTGTCGCTCACTGCTGTAACTGCATGACTAAAATTGGCATTTCGAAAGAACCCTTGTAGTTCCATCGGTATGCCTTTCATCGCAAGAAAGGTTTGGGGTGAGCCATTAATATTCAGTTTTACTGTATGTGTTGGCACTTCTGATCTGAAAAGCTTCGTGACTGGATTAGAAGTTGTTTTTAAAGAAGACAGTTCAATCTGAGAACCAGTAACTTTAATTTCGCCTCCATAGAGTATTGATGTGCCAATTGTTGACCAAGAAGATACTCGGGATGTTGATATGTCTGCGCTCTTTGTTTCATTGGCATTGCCATAAAGAGAGAAATCTAAATAATTATACTTGATCGCAGATGCTCTTACTTGGTCATCATATCTTACGTTATACTCTTGAGGTACTTGAATATCGCTTAATCCCGTTAGTATCCCACTAAGAGTTTCAGAGGATTCGGCCAGAGAATATAGAACCTTTTTCTGATCTTCTACTAGATTGGCTAGTGTATGTAGTTCACTGGTTGATATTCCTGCCGCAGTAATACCTTGTAACAGAGACAAATCTCGCTGGTCTAGACCCAAGTTGATTAGCGACTGCGACTTATTATCGACATCGTTCAATGCTTTTTGGACGTTTAAGCCTCTAAAAGTAGCCATTATTGTTCCTTTGCCGTAAGAGTCATTTCTATATTACCTGTAGATCCGTCAACTGATGATGCAGTCAAGAACACTGCTTGATTATTTAGCAATCCTCTAGCTAATCCTTTTCTGTCTCTACCGAATATATTAGATAAGTCGAATTGTGCAGGTATGTTGGCCGCAATAAAGAACGAATATATGTTGACTCCTGGTCTTAGAGGGTTCAATGTCTGTGTATCAAATCTAATGCTAGATTGCTTATCTTCCGATATGAATGCAGAAGGTGATAACACGTCACTAGATAGTCCACTTGCTACGATAGACAAGTTAGGACACTCATCGCCTTTAATGAATTTAGGAGTACTTACTTGCACATTATCTTGAGTTATTTCTTCAACGACAATACTGTTTACCTTAGCCTCATCATGCATTGCGATAGTGAGATATAGTGGCTGTGCGTTGAATTTTACCGCCTTGGATACAGTAAATTGTGGCTGCGAGAATCTATCAGCCAATTGCCAGTCATCTGTCAATGTGATCGTCTTAGTCTGAACGCCAGTTGTTACAATATTTCTTGAGCCTCCAAAAGTATTTGGATTTTCATCGACATATATAAAATATTGACTGCTAGAATTAAACTCTGGAGCAGTAACATAGAATATTCCTAGACCCTCTCCGTTTACGCCTACTTCAGAGGTGCCTGGTATGACAGCTCCAGTTGAGTCTAATGGAAACATAGATGCTGTTGGAGCAGAACTACTGAATGTTATTTTAAATTTTCCTGCGAAGTCTCCGGTGCCTTCCTCCACTGAAGAAACGCCATAATTAACTACTCGCACTTCACCTTTAACTGCACTCACACTTCCAGAATCTTCCCCTGCGGGTCTAGGCAGGCGGACATCTACATCGAATCTATCTCCGTAAGAAGGATCCCACTCAACGTACTCTGCCTTATTTGAATAGTTTATTGCTGTGCCGACCTGAGATCCTTTTACAGATATAACATCGTCAAAATTGAAAGGCACGGTAGTACCATCGCCTTTAGTATACTTCAATTTATTTCCATCTGTACCATCAACGAATCCTAAATTTTCTCCTATACATATGGCATAATCAGTGAAATGTCGGTATACTGTTGATGAGGCTCTACTATCAGGATCTAACCAGTGAATTTTAAAGTTATTAGCTTGTATAGGCACAGTCGAAGTCGAGACAGAATGAAAGTTTGTGATCTTACCGCTAAAGGTAGGACCTGTTGATGTGTCGATAACACTACCGTCCATCTTTTGAGATTTACTGATCCTTACATCCCCGCCAGTAACTAAATTGTATCCTTGTTTTCTATAAACTGGGCTACTGCTCTTATTGAATTCATTGTATCTTAGATATGTGTTGTAAATTCCATCTGCGATTATCTTGCCGTAATCGTCTTTGATGTCAAGAATGTTATCAACAACTGTTCCTGTTCCTGTTCCAGCAGTTGCGGCCGTAAAGCAGTTGTACGTGCCTGTAACTGAGTAATTTATACCAGATGTGCCAGCGGCTGTATTCCATTGTTGATTCGTGGTGTTTCCGAGACTTGTTATTTTATACACGGTACCTACAACAAAGTTGCCACCGGACACAGTGTTTCCTGTTGGAAGGTCTATTGTTGACCCGACAGTGCCGTTAAACTTAAAGTTTAGATTTCTGGATAATGCGTGTGTTCCATTATGAAGCGAAGGAGCATAACTATAATGCACTCCGTCTGGTGAACCGGCAATAGACTCTATGTCCACTCTAGTTGCTTTATCACTTGTAACTGATAATGTGGTCGGATAAGCTTTCTTAAAGTTTAGTATTCCGTCGCCGGCAGTATTTGTCAGCTCTTGCTTAGGTAGAATTCCTATTATAGGAGTTCTTTGCGTGAACTCTTTACTGTCTGCTGTCACACTCGTTAGATTAATAGTGCCTTCATCCCCACCGTCAACGTAGTAACTACTTCCGTACTTGTATAGATAAATGGGATATTTGAGAGTTGCTGTGTCCGCAGTATATATTAGATACTTAAATTTAAAGTCTGGATTGTTCAACACTGGTTTACCTAAACCATTCTCAATTACAAATGTGTGCATTAATATCCATCGAGCTTCACCTACAGATGCGGGAGCATATGCGTAGAACTTAGCACCAATAGCACCATACCAAGAGAATTCAATCTTGTACATAGTAACGTCTTCAAACGATAGAATGTAACCAGATTTACCACTACCCAACATGCTATCGCCATTAAATTTTGTTCTAGGTATAACTGTTTCCCATAAAGCGTCTCCAGTGCCAACTCCTTTAGGTTGAATTGCCTTGTCGCTTTGATCTGAAGCCTCTAATCCTTGTCTGACTAATAGCGCATCTGGCATCCTAATAGTACTTCTTCTAATGATATTAAAAGTAGACCCTCTAAGCTGAAACATGTATTCGTCTGTATCGTTTGAGCAACCCCACTCAATAAAACTTGCAGATGAAGAAGTGTCTGTTTGTTGTCTAACACCAAAAGTGAAGCCACTCGCTCTACCTGGTTGATATCGGAAAGTTTTATTACTTTGAAGAATGGCAAATTTTTCTGATGTGGAACTTCCACCTGGTCTACAGTTCTTAGCTAAAAATTCACGTGCCGCTCTACCTATATCTGTATCTGTGAAATCAGGTCCTTGTGGATACTGATTTGTTGGCAAATCTGGAAATCCTGCATCTCCGTCAATCATTCTGCCAAAAATGTATGTGTATCTTTCTATTTGATTACAAGAATCCTGAAAGTCAGGACCATATTCTACGTCAAAAAAGTTACCGTCTCCATTAAAACTTAGTGATTCTTTTATGAAAGCTCCTGCCGTGGCAGTAGGAATTGTTGTATTTTGGGAATTTACGACTTCAATATTGCTATTTAAGAAATTACTTTCTGCGAATACTGGATTTATTGGCTCAAATATATTGTATAGATATCGACCCATAGCAATGAAGTTCATATATGACTTCATTGTTTCTGTTGCGGTGGATCTGTTTTCTGCTATCGTGCTTCCTGGAAAAGTATACTGAGAAGGAAAAGATTTGAGGTACAATGCTTGCTCTTCTGATCCTTCATAGAACGCAGGATTCTGTCTACTGCCGAATATAGGATTTTCTTTATTGTACCATTCTGCTGGTGAAGAATTACCACTAAACGTATAATAGTTCCAGTTGTCTTCGTCCAAGCCGTAAGTTGAAACATCTGAGAATAGGCTGAGTTGTTCTTCTGCTCTTGGAACACCTAGTAGAGAGCTACTGACCTCTGACGTTTCAGAGAATTGCTCTTCTACAGGTATACTGATAATAGGATTATTGTCCCTATTATTAATATTAATTGAAGTCGAGCCAGCTGAGGTCGAGAATGACCCTAGCGTAGCTTCGTCTTCAGTTATTACAGGATTACCAGCGGCATCGAAAAGAAGGTTGCCCTCAATATCTATTAGCTGGGTAAACTGCTTCGTAACTGGAGCTGGTACTTTATCCAGTCCAAGTTTTATCTGCTTTGGCATGAGTTACTGCTCTTCCCACGTACAACCTATGCTTACCTCATCTGTAGTATTCGCCGCTGTGTCGGAGTCTACTGTGAAATAAAGACTATCTGCCTGATTTGTCAACGGAAACGATAGATACTCTTTATTGTAATCAAAATAAGGTGCAAGGTCAAGTTGTTCTGTTCCCGCCTGTAAGTATATAGTCGCTACGTTAATACCAGTTCCAGGAATAGGAACTACAAAGTCATTAGCAATTTTTACTGAGCTTAATCCTTCTTTTTCTGATAACACTTTACTTTGCGTTATTTGCGCTAGTGGAGGGCGCAACAAATATTGACTGCCACTTGTACTATAAGCAGTACCGGTTGCATATACACCATCTGCGCTGAATCTTGCATCGGGTAAGAATATTCCTGCCTTGAGAACTACATCAGCGTTGAAAGATTCCAATAACTCAAAGTAGTATTGATCCGAATCTTTGTATAGTCTACCGAAGACTGTTACATCATCGACACCAACTGTAGATTGGAACCATCCATATAGACTTTCTGCGTTATCCATAAATGTGCCCGCTCCACCTGATTCTGTCACAGCTAACGGAAGATTTGCGGCCGTAATTGTATATTGGGCTGAAAGAGTAATACTTCCTAAGTAAACCGTGTCTGTTTGGAATATAGGAGTCTTCTTAAATCTCATTCTAATTGGATTGGCACTTGCTCCAGAACTTAAGTTAGAAGTAGACAGTTTAGTAGGATAAACCTGAACTCTGTTACGTACTGCATTCGACTCTCGTGTACTTAAAATAACTTTCTTAGTCTCTAGACCGAATGTGGAGTTAGCACGATCAACGAGTAACTTAATGCCTGTAGTTGATTGAGGTGACGAAGACAAGTACACGTGTGTAGAATCTGCCCAAACAACTTTAATGTTTTGGTCGGTCTTGTTAGACGTTTTGACTCTTGCTCCCATAAAGAATCTAGGATCAACGTTAACTGTAGGATTACCTGCTCCAAGTGATGTAGAGTTGATTGCGATTTTATTTCCGCTTGAAACACTACCGTTTGCAATGGTCCACTGTTTACCGTATGCAGTTTGAGTATCTTCGTTATTGTGGCTGTATAAGCGAACAGTACCTCTATCACCTCCATCAATATAGTAAGAAGCACCATATTTGACGATAGAGTGTGAATCGGCTCCGTATCCTCTGTCGGTGGGAGTAGCATCTTCTCCATCACCTAGAGACTTAGTATCACCACCGCCAAATGTTGTGTATGTGATAGGAAGAGTCGCATTACCCAGAGAGGCAATCTTTAACTGATTCGATGCACGAAGGTGATGCACTCTCACCCATCTCGCTTCTCCGTTCTCTACTGGAACATATGCTAAGAACAATGCACCAACAGCACCGTACCAAGAGAATTCAATCTTAAGCATGGTAACTTTAGTAAAGTCGAAGTTGTAGAGACTGTCTGTGAACTGTTGCACTTCGCTTGTGCCTGATCCTATTGAATATCTCTGACCAGGTCGAGCGATACCACTTTCTCCAGTTGCGAGATCACTGTACACTCTATTCTTAGAAGTACCTGAGGCAGAACTCTTACCATCTAGAGTATCGTGACTGAAACGTGATCTAGGAACACGATAATCATAAACTCCATAGTACTCCGGCTTAACGTTGTTCTTAATCCAGTTGATATATTCTGGTGTAAAGTTTACAGTATCCATTTGTGTGCAGACCGTATTCAAATTACCACTTGTAGAAATATCTAATGCAGTGTTAATGTATCCTACTTTTTTAGATTCTGAAGCGTCACTTAAAAGATTGGTGTCACTTGCATACATGTATGGAAATACCATTCCTTTGGGGAATACGTCTGAGTTAATATCTAAACTAGGACTAAAGTCGTCCCAATATCCAGCCGTTGAAGGCTGATACACTTTAGGGAAGATGAACGGTACGACTGTCTCAAGATACATTGTGCCAGCATCACTTGCTTGTTGAACAGTGAATTCTTGTGCTAAGCCTGCCTCGTCTTGTAATGTAAACTCATTACCCTTAGGACCATACACTTTAACAACTTTGTATACTGTACCTGGTACTAAAGTACCACAAGTAGTGACTGAAGCAACGTTTGACCAAGTCTTAACTCTAACGTGTTGACCAAAGGTAACATGTCCTTTAGATAGCTTGAATGAGTTTGGTGTACCCAGATTAGCCCCTGCGTCTGATCCAATAGCAACTGTAACTATGCTTTCAGCAGTCTTAAGAAGAGTTGGGTCAAAGACAGCGGCGTGAGTCACAACTAGTCCGTCACGTAAAGCAACTAAGTTACCTGCAAATCCTTTTTCTCCTAAATCCATGCTTTGCTGATTCTCGACAGAGAAGTTAGATATAACTCTGTCTGCAAGAATTACAAGCTTTTTGTATTCTGCTGTCGTTGTACCAAAGCCATATGTTACTAAATCTGCTTTAATCTTATCTCTAAGGTGTGTGTGTCTTTCGATCTCTGCTAAAACACCGGAGCCGTTTGTCTGTGAATAGATAGACATTCCCTCGCCGGGATCAGATGTATTAGGTCGACCATTCTTGAAGTACATAGTCATGTTGTACTTTGTCTCAGCATCACCTCCACCAGATATGTCATTTGAGTATCCATCGATGATGTATCCAACGTCTCGCTGACACTTATATTTAATATCAAGTGGGGTAATGCTGGCACTTGGTCCGGTACTAGGAACATTATATGTGATAGCGGCATTTGCGGCTGTTGATACAGATACAACATATGCCCAATACTCTTTCTTGACTGCGAAGACTGTTTCTAGTTTATTTCTTGTTCCATATGCTCCAGAAGTGGGCACAGAAGGCACTAGTACAGATTGGCCATTATTGCGGTTAAATGCTGTTTGAGTGATAGCAGTGAGTGATGTGATCTTAGTATCGCCTGCTGAAGTAATTCCAGCATATCCATCTAGAACAATTTTAAGTTGTGCGTGAATTGCTTTTTCAAATGTAGCAATCTGTGGGAATAAACCAGTTGCATAGTTACTCACGTTTAAATTAGTGTGTGCAGTTCCACCGTATTCCATATCTAATAGATAATTTTCAATCCAGTAATCCATATCACGTTTACACTTTAGTTCAACTTGTGCGGCTGAGATATCGGGAGCATTGGTAACAGCGTTAATCGATAATGCTAGGTCTGTATAGAAATTGCCAGATGCAGTATAGCTTCCTGATGTAATGGAGTATCCGTTTACAGTGGTACCGTTTTTAGGCGATGTGACACTAACACTGCCCGTAGTACTGTAAGCTGATACTGCGGCTGCGAGTGCGGTATCGACAATTGAAAATCTATTATCTGTGATTAGTTTTCTATCTTTTACGAGAAGCGTACTTTCAACAACAGTCTCTTTTTGTCCTTGTCCGATAACTCTGTAGTCATCGTTCTGTGTTACTGCCACTGTTGCATTGCCAGGAGCTCCGCCTTTTAAGAATTGGCCTGCAATACCTGTTGGTGAAGTAGGAGCCTTAATCATTGATTGTGAGCGTCTTACTACAGAGAAGTTATCTTCTTGAGAATCGTTTCTAGTTTCCCAGAAATATCCATCAAAGTTATCGTAGATTCCGAACTTTCTGATAGCAGGATTCTGTGCGAAGTTAGCGGCACTTGTAGTACTCTTAACACCAAATGTTGCGGCAGATACACGACCAGGCTGATATCTGAAGAAACGTTTAGATGTCAAGACTGCTGTCTTGTTTCTAGGAGCTTCTACTAATGCACCAGCTTCGTTGGGAAGATGCTTGATACCGTGACCAGTGATGTGATATTGAGGACTAGATGACCACTCTGTTGGGTTAACATCATACGTGTTAACGTCTGCAAAGATGCCTAAAGCGACCTCAGCACGTGGAATACCTAGAAGCGACAGTGCTACTTCAGATTGTACTTTGTTTTGCTCTTCTACAGGAATTGCTACCTGATCAGATGCGACTACGACAGGAATAGATTTAGACGCTGGCTGAACCCCCGGTGATACTGGAGTTGTTCTTCCTACGTTTACTACGCTGGCATTATTATTAACATTTGTTATACTTGACATATTAGATTATCCTTCCTTGTGCCATCACAAAGGTATCGATTATATTTATTGTTCCACCCGCTGTGCTTGCGGTTAAGTTTTGCTGGGATGCATTATTCGTGCCTCCTCCAGCGCCCATGAACTGTAATACTACGACCGATGTACCTGCTGTGGTAGTTATTGATTTTACTATCCCCGTTGTTATGTTTCCGCCATTGGCAAATCCTGTATGACTGTCGAATTTAACTTTCTGTCCTATAGCCAGATACTTAAGATTTGTCATTGAAAATGTGTAGGTTGGATTAGTACCGTTATTGGTTGTTGTTACAGAGTTATCAGAATTATCTACTTGCCATACGCCTGCTGCCGTACTTATGTTACCTGCGGCAACTTCTGTTCTTTGAGATGCTGTCCAACCAATTCCTACATGCAGTGCGTTAGCCGCTTTTAATGTGGAGTAAGAGTGTGCCCCATTTGCGGTTTTAATCGCTTGTACTGTTGCTGATGGAATCTGAAAAGCAAATTCTCCGTTAGCCCTAGTTGCGTCACCTGGTCTGTCAGTAATTTCTATAGTATCAACACCGCCGCTAGTTGCTGTACCCATACCTGATCCACCTGTGCCTACTGTAGCCGCTGAGAAATCGTCTCCTACTGAATACGTTCTAGTACCAGTGCCTAATCCGTTTGAACCACCTGTGCCTGCGGCTTTATTCCAGTTAGCCTGAGTTGTGTTTCCTAAAGTAAGAATTGTATATCTCTTACCGATAACGAAAGAGCCTGAATTTGTTGATGTGCCGTAAATCTCTTCAACACCTCCAGCAGTCTTCGATAGATAGAATGCTCTGTATTCCACTGTCTGAATTGATCCATCTGTCTTAGATAAATCAAACACTGCACCGTCTTCTTGATAAACATGTATAGGACTATTAAACGCAGAGTTCGATGCAGCCGCAGATGTTAGATTGATGTTAATCAAATCGTACTCTGAGTTGAGAATATCTGGAGTTGGTAAGAACTCTTGTGCTGGTCCCATTAAAACATTAGGTGATGATATAAAGAATACTGATCCGTAAACAAACAATCCACTACCACAGTTATTGATGACGTTGTTTGCAACAATACCTTTATTGGTCACAGAAGTGTCTAGGTAGTTCGTGTAGTTCTGAAATCTATTACCCACGATCATAGTGTCTTGACCGAAGTCAGCGACTAAAGGAGAATAGCTGTATCTATCTGTTGTCCCGCTGTTTATGATCTCACTTGTGTTGATTTTCATCTCAATAGGTGATGTTGCCCAAACTCCACCGCCTACTGAGTTGTTGATTCGAACTCTATCTAGTAGAAGTGAGCTACAGTTAATTCCAAAATTTAAAAGATAGTTATTTTCTTTTACAGTATTGTCTGGGAATAAAAATTGATTTGCCGCATTACCTTCGATGTCTACTCCAACTATAGAGAGCGAAGTAGCTCCAGAGTTGTTTTTCGATTTGATGAACGTAGAGTTTACTGCACCAGCTTCTCCTCCAGACCAAGCTAATTTCTTGATCTTAGTGATGTAAGATGTTCCTACTAGTCCAAAGTTATCTGGGATAGATATTTGCGAAGAGTTATATGTTTTAGCATTAAGTACGATACTCTTTTTGCCTACAGCAGAGTTTGACTCAATAGCTGATTGAATAATTTGCGTATCATTGTGTGATACTTGAACAGCATTGCCTGCATTCACAAACACAAAATCGTCTAAGACCACATCGAATGTGCCGCCGTTATCTACAACAGACGTGACAGTTTTATCTACCCAACCTCTCTTAGCTACACTTGGAGGTGTTAGCGGGAAATGAGTGATTGCTGTATACGTGTTAGTGACATCATTCTTTCCAGACCATGAGGTATAATCAAATGCTTGATAGTCAATCCAATATCCATCATCTACTTCTTTTCTTCCTGCGACTGTTGCAAGTTCGAAGGCACTGCTTCCTATTTGTCTGTATATGAGTATGCCTTTATCAGCAGGCACACTAGAGAATAGTACTTTATTAAACACTGATGCGTTGAATGCTCCAGCAACCGTACTTGCTCCAGATGTTGTCGGAACTCCTATAGGTCTAGTGATTGCCGCAGAAGCCGCAGAAATCTCTCCAGTAACTATATCAAATTCACAAATCTTATAAGAGTAATTTATCGTACCACCCGTGCCGGTCTTAGACGTTCCACTAGTTGATGCAAATCCTGTAGCAGTGACAGAGAATGATGTTGCCATTGCGTCAGAAGCAAAGAGTGTTGATGCTCCATAAAGCCTTAAGATTTGACCTTTAGCATAGTTAGCTTTCTTACTGTAACTACCAGAAGCAAATCGTATGGTGTTGGATTGGTTTTGACCGTCAGAGACTACAATATTTCTAAACGTTGCTGCCTCTGCGTCTAGACTATCTCTAACATCACCCTTATCGAATGTGCTATTATAGATATTAAATTGTTCGCCAAAGTTTGATACTACCGCTTCAGCTCCTCTAGCGAGAGTGTAATATTGGTTTGTGCCTTCTGGTATATTACTAGTTGATATTGTGGTCGAGTTACCAGTGTTATTGGTTCCTGATCCACTCCATACAAGTCCTGTACCCGAGTTTGCTACAGCTCCTTGAAATCTTACATATCCTGTTGTGTTGGCTAAGTCTTTTACATCCGCCGGTATAGGTGGTGCTCCAGCAATATTACCGTACGTTAAAAAGTATGAGGCATCTCTATATGCACCGCCAGAATATAATTGAGTTGCTTTAAGTGCATTACCATTTCCGCTATCGTAAGCATTTAATCCTGTAATTATTAAAGGTATGTTAGGTCCACTAGAGGAGAATGTACTAGCGTCTATGATAGATGTTTTAAGGTCAGCAAACGTAATCTTCTTACTTGCGGTTGCTGAAGTGTCGGACAGAGCAAAGAGATCAGCATTTGCTGGTGTCGTAATCGCACTTAATCCGCTAAATTTTATGGTCATCTTCTGTTGCCTTTAATGTTTGTTGTCTCTAATCTTATTTATAGATATTACTAGACAGTTATTAAGTAGTTTCAATCTTTATATCAAACGCTTCTGTTTTCCAATATATCCCTGCGGGTATTATTTGTGGGTTGAAGACATTCGTAAACGAATAGTTTCTTACTTGAGCGGTAAACTCTAAGTAATATGTGCCTCTTTCAGTAACATTGTCCACAACTTTCGTTGGTATGAAGGGAAGTGGATTTAAGTTGTTATTCGCACCCGGAATTGCCACTGATGTGTCCGCTCCTGGATCTTCATCTATTGTTATGCCAAAAGCTGGGATAAATCTGGTTTCACTTGTGCCTATGCTTTCTCCTGCATTGAAGCTTGACATAACAGCACCTCCGCTAGGACCAATTATTCTCCAGCCTGGATATCTTATGTCTAGTCTTAGATAGTTTCCGTTATTCACGATTTTACTTCCTTTGACTGTGAATGGCACATTACCACCAGTTGATGTGACTGTTATTCTGGCATCAAATCCTATATCAAAGCTAACTCTTTTCAACACAGCATTCGGTGTAAATCCTGTAGGCCAGTAATTAACGTTCGTGGTATTTGCACCCATGCTCAGACCTGAGCCAAATAGGGCACCCTGTGATCCGTCTGGCTCAACTCCTCTTTCACTCTCTAGATTAGATGTTTCTAGTGCAGGCACAGTTATCGTATTGTTTATAATTCTTTGAGCACCATATAGATCCGAGAATTTAATAGGTCCACTTCTAGGAACACTATCATTTATATCTCGTGATGGTGTACCAGCTATAGGTACCGGTCTTCTTGCAATTTGAACATATTGGTACTCGATTCCATCAGTTTCGGTATATGTGTAAACAGTTGAGTTGAGGATGGAACGCTTGTATTCTTGGCCATTATACACTACTGGAAATAATACGGAAACCATGCTACTGTTAGCAACATCAAATTGTATATTCGTACCCCAAACATATCTTACGGTGCCAACTCCACCAGTGTTGGAAGGTAATCTGATGTAGAATGGATCGCCGTTGAGTGATGGTCTCGATGTGAACGTCACACCTCTACCTGGACCATCTTCATAAAGATCCTCGTCAGGTGGATGCAAACCAGGTACTCTTAGCGTTTCAGGCACGTACTCGTTAGCGACTTCTTCGACTTCGGGTATGTTTGCAGGAACTATGCCGCCGTCTTTATAGTACTCACTTAGGGATGCTCCTTCAGGTGCGGATGATGTAGCAGTGTCAGTTTCAGATGGAAATTCTACTCTTAAACTTTGAGTGCCATCTGCGTTTGAATCTGCTTGACCCGCAGCCAATGCCGCAGATCCAAAACTAAGAGCAGGTGGTCTGGTGTTTACATTATCATCGGGATCAGATGAAGTAATAGCCATCTCTACTTTTCCTTCTTGAGTTCTTCGACTTCGGCCTTAAGTTCCTTAATCGCCTCTATTAGAAGTCCAACTATGTTTCCATGTCTTACTGCTTTAGCTGAAGTTCCGTCAACTGATTCTGTCTCATAGACTATCCCAGGCAAAACTTCTTCAATTTCTTGTGCGATAACACCAGTCATAGGCTCATCGTCACCGATATAGTTGAAAGTATATCCAGAAATTTGCGATATTTTATCTAAAGGATTTTTAATCTTAACAATATTTTCTTTCAGTCTTCGATCAGAGAAAGAGCCGAATGCTGTGATGTCGCCGAATGCTGTGATGTCGCCAGTATCGCTACTAAAGCCAATTTTAATAGCATCATTATTTCTAATACTCAAACTCTTACCCTGTAACTCAAGTATCATACCAGCTGGTGTAGTACTAGCACTGGCAGTTGGTTCTAGACCTATTGTTAGTAACCTGGGACTACCACCTATATTGGATCCATATTTAATATAAGCCTCGCCAAGAGTTCCGCCCGCCAGATTTGATCCCTGGATCCCACCGAGTTGAATGTAATCATTGTATCCTACTTTGATAACTCCGTCTGCACCTACAAAACTAGCTCCAGATTTAAGAGCAAATCCACTTGTCGCAGTAGCAAAGTCTGTGATGTTAGAGGTTGTGTGATTATGACTATTGTCTGCTACAGCTAACTTTACATCAGACACGTCACCCGAGCCATCTATAGAAAAACTACCAGTTACATCACCGGCTAAATCTGTGTCTCGGATAAAAGTTACGGTTCTTGAAGTTGTCCACTTAGCAGTTGTTGCGGCGCTACCTGTTGTGTTTGCGTCTATCGATGACGGAAGAAGACCTTTATCCAATTTAATATTATTGCCAGTCAACAATGCAGTAGAAGAATCCACTCCATCTCCATCAATTATAAGTTCCTTTAGTCCATTTTTCCAAGATAAATCTGTGTGATTTGCGTTGGTTGACATGACCCACGTAAGTGTTCCATTATTCCTCATGTTTAATACTGAAGCTGTGCCACTCGATTGCGAGTCTAAGTCTAGATATCCATTTATATGAACGTTTTCGTCAACTGTTATTAGGTTACCATTCACAGAGTCTATAGTGTTAGCAATGAGTTTACCTGCGGCGCTCACGTTGCCAGTCAAAGAAATATTACCTGTGTTGTTCGAAGCAGTGTCTCCTAGAGTTACGACAGTCCCTAGACCTGTAATGATCGCATTCGTTCTATCTTTCCAGATGCCGAAAGTATTTTCGTTTGTAATTTGGGATAATGTTATGCTCATTTCGATTTCTCTTTACATGTTTGTTGTAGCGATTCTACCGCACACTCTAATTTATATATGCGTTGCTCCATAGATTTAATAAACTTAGTCTGCTCTATCCTAGCTTTAGCTGAACGAAATGCAGAAACATCAGTGTTAATTATTGCCGACTCACGTCTCTCGAATGTTGTGTCTATACTCATGTCAATGCAATCGCTCTGTAATCATATAAGTGAGGGAAGAGATTTACTGCAGGAGTAACTGTTAGGTCACTTGAGTTTATCTCTGTTGTAGTCGCATGTCGTAACACAAACTTAACCTGAAAAGTACTATACTCAAGTGCTGGATCTGCTTCAGTGAGATTATATTCGAACTCTCTATAGTCTTTGGTGTTAGATGAGTTAGAGTACATTTCTGGATAAGCATTAACTAACTGCACCCAAGAACTTTGTACATCAACATTTGTTGGGTAAACAAATCTTACATACACATCGATCATTGTGCCAGCTGGTCTGAACGCACTCAATAGAACTTTTAGTCCTGTTGCGTCTAACTTCTCTGCTAGAATAACTTCTTTTGTTATCCAATTAGATGAAGTGCTTGTGTTGCTTGTTATGTTATATTTATATGCATTGATCATAGATATGTCTGCATCCACAATAGGAGAAGCAGATTGAAAACCATTGTTAGTCATGGCAACCCTAATCTTAAAGTCTTGCACAGTGCCATCAGGCTTAACGATGTTAGTCAAACTCTTTAGGCTTCTAGCTAGGTTTGTCGTATAGACGTTTCCATTATCTTCTATACTCTTATCAATTGCTGATCCATTATATAGAGTTAAACTAGTAGATGTCTTGATAGAGTTATTAGTGAACACTTGTGGCTGAAAATATGAGATAGCTTCATCGTCAATAGATGACACAGTTGCATATGCTCCTGTTGAGTATCCTGTTATAACGTCACCGGCTTCAATATAATTTGATACTCTGGCAGAACCTTTGCGTAAGAATAGTTTTAGACTATTTCTACTGTTGAAGTATGAAACTCTGCCAGCTACTGCAAGGTATGCTGTTGCTGAAGTAGTTGCTGTTAGATTATAAGGAGTTCTCAGAGTCAAGTTTGCACCGCTATTAGTGGCTGCCACAATCTCAGATAAAAATTTGTTAGCGCCATCTATGAGAAGAACATAATCTCCTACAGCGAAATCGCTTCCGCCAGTAATTGTCAATGCCCTGGCTGTGACTCCGGCTGAGTACTGTGTTGCTTTCTGGATATATGCTAATTCATCATTTCTGAAAACTCCAGTTGTTCCAGTTATAGACAAGAATTCCATATCGTTGGGCTCTAAATCTACGTAACCTGCTGTTGATTGGAATTGATATCTTTTCAACTTAAATTTAATATCTTCGTCTTGATAAGATTTCCAGGCACTATCATTAGTAGACGTAAATAATACTCCGTCACCCCAATCATTCGTGATTGCAGATCCCGAGGCTAAGTCATTTGCGCCAACTTTAGAAGTGTATATTAGATAGTCAGGAGAATTCTGATCTGGCATAACAACAAAGCAATATTCTTTTTCTACTTGAAGCTTAACAGGATTCTTGAACGTAACAGTTGTTACAGCAGATCCGTCTGCTGATACAGATACTTGATCTGATCTAAGATGTTTTCTGCCAAAAGGTAGAAGTGTTCTAGAAGGATATCCATTAATAACTTCTCTGATTTCAACTGTAACGCCTGTAGTTGTAGATTTCCTATTGAAGTATAGGTCTAAGTCGCTAATGAAAGCAACTGATGCTCCAGATGTTTGTGATGCACGTACAACAAAAGTCTGTGCAATAGGATCAGTATTCCTATCTCTTTCAATGCGTCTACTTGTGATTGTTCTAGAAGATGATGTTGTATCGAAATCAATCGTACGGGTAGTAGTGCTTAATTCAGATTTGCCAATAGAGAAGTTGTATGCTCTATAGACCGCTCTAGTGTAAGAGGTTTTAGCCGAAGAGATGCTACTGTACTGACTAACATCTGCAATCTCTAGTGTGTTTTCTCCGACAAAGAAAGTGCCTGCAGGAATAACAAAGACTGCTGATAGTGTGCCCTCTGAGTCAGTACGAATTGCTGTACCAAGAGTTCCTGCAATCTCAACATCCGATACATTGTACTCTGTGCCGCCACCAGAAACCGCAGTAGAAATAACTCCACCTGGATATACATGAGCGTTCACATCCACTTCCTCAAAGTAGAAGTAATGTCTAGTATCAGGTCTTAAACCCGAAACAAGAATTTTAACTTCTCTAGACTGAACATAAGGTTTCATTGAGATGTCTGTGACAAAGTTGCCAACACTCTCAGTAAACCTTTGGGTATCAGCAGTTAAAGAATTTGAAGTATTAGTAGTCGTTGTGGTTATGACATTACCTGACTGACTAGTAACAGAACTAGAGCTTTCTCTAGTGAGAGGAATAAGTTCTTGAAGATTATCAATAAGGTCTAACATAGGTCCAGCAACATCGATCTCTATATTGATTTCTGGATTTTGTATGACATCATATCCCGCATCAAACGGAGGCTCGATGGAAGCCTTACCATCAAAGCTCCAATAGTTAGATACACAATTTCTAAAGTTAGTTGCGAATGGCTGTGTAATCACAGTCACTCTTGTGCCTGTGTCTGCTAGAGTCACAATATCCTGAAAAGTGTTTGCTCCGCTAGATGTAGATGTCTTTAGATCAACAGGAAACTGAACTACAGATGGAGAAGCAACTGTACGAGTCTTATCAATAGCGGCTCTAAATTCTGGATCTTCTAAAGCACCGTTCTGCATTCCCTTGAAGGCGTCTACTAATATTCCGTTCTTAAATCTATTATTGCCGGCTCCGTCATCAATATAAAAGTCTCTAGCTTTTGTTTCCAATAGACTCAGAGATACAAGGTCTGTAAGTCTATCAATCTTGTCTTCAATACCAGCGATCTCTTTCATCGTATAGTTCTTGTTCGACACATCTGAAAGTTTAATTCTATTGTTACCAGATACTGTTGTTATGTTTCCTGGCACAAATATATTATTAATTGCGTACAATCCCTTAAGTTCGGGAATGCTAGGGTTCTCTGCTTCACCGCCCTCATACAATGCAATATCGCCAAACTCATCAACAACTACGCTATCGATTCTAGACATGTAGTAAGACTGCGTTGATGTTATAGTGCTTTCGTTAGCAGGAGATATTCCTGCGACTACCGTTGGTGATATAACAGAGGCTGATTGTGCGCCTGATACACCTACAGAATAGGATACTACTGGGCTGAGATATGGTCTAAAGTCGAAAGAATTGATTAGGTTGTAACTAACCCCATTCTTGCCAACATAGTCTTGTATAAGATTTTTACTAGGCACACTATTGTAACTTGACGTTGAAATATATCCACTGCCTAAGTTAGAAGTTCTCTTTAACACCTTAACTTTAATTCTAAGATTGTTGTTAGATACTGTTTCGCCTACCTTATTCGTGAGGTACGATATTCCGTAGAAGTGGTCGTTCTGATTATTTACGAGTCTGAACTTTCCTGTTACGTCAGCACCTGCTCCGTTATCGTCTATAACTTCTAACAGCTTGATTGCGTTAGGCAGACCTATAGTTGCTTGACCGTTATTCCAAGTTGATTTGACGTAGACATCTAGTTCATCCAAACCGTCTGATACTGTGCCAGATACAATTGCATCGTAGTATAAGAACGAAGCTCCAGTGGTTGCTAGTACGATATCGACATCAGTTCCTGAATACGAAACCGTATTAGCGGGAATAAGTATGTTGCCAGATGTTACAGCAAAAACTGAAGAGTTTGCAATAGGCTTATGCGTGGCTGTTGGAGTAAGTGTATGTGTGTTCGAAGAGCTACAGGCAATTCTGAATCTTTGCGTGAAACTAACTGCGGTTGCAGATGCCATATTTTCTTTACCAGCATCGAATATTTTACCGCCACTATTAGCTCCAAATAGTTCTGAGGTGGTTAATACAGTATCAGCAATTTTAGTTATGGCTGTATTCTCTTGCCCTGCATTTTTTATTATAGCATAGACAAAGATTTTACCAGGAGTAACATTAGATACCGAACATGATCCAATGATAGTTGAGTTGTTATATAGAGAATATCTTTGAGCATTAAAATCGAAAGAATTTAGAGGCCGATTACTGCCGCTATGAGTGTAAGCGAAGTATTGTCCATAAGTCACACCAGTGTGTTGGTTTAACTTAGTCTGTGTGAGAGTTGTTGGATTAATTAAAAGCTTTCTAGAAGAAATGTTTCGTACTTCATTACCGAAGACGTATGCCTTACCAGGAGCAACAACGGCATATGCATCACCGTCGATCTGCTCTACAGTGACATTCAATCCGTTCGTAATGTAGTTTCCAGATTCGTCATAAGTTCTACGTGCCATCTCATCCGAGATAGAGTTGAACTGGGTCTCACTACGAATACGTACCGCATTACCATCGACATATCTGATAAGTGCAAAGAATTCTTCTGGTTCAGTTGCACTATTATGAGTTATAAGAGTTGGTACTAACTTAAGTCTATCAGCACCAGGAGCATTCTCGTTATTAAATCCGGCGGCATTATCCAATAGAGTTGAGTCTAGACCAGATGTGATAATGTTTTCGTTGATTGTAAAACCAACAGACACGTTACCAGGAATAGTAGAGTACTTAGAAACGATGATTGACTGTTCAGTAACAAAGATGAAGTGTCCTTTCTGATAAAGAACACCTTCTTCACATGTAACACCGAACGATCTTCCTGCGTGGGCAGACACAGTAGCGACAGTAACGGTTTTGACAGTTGTGCCTACGGCACCATAAAGACTTGCAGATTCAGCATCTTCTACACTAGCAACTTTAACAGTTAGAACTTCACCTTGTTGAAACTGTTTAACATTCGTAGTTGCAGACTGAGTTCCATCATAGCCGATGTAATTAACATAAAAAGTTTTAAGATCGGGATCTTGAGTTTGGAAACCATTATCACCTTTAAAGATGTTAGCGATAAGCTTAGACGTTCCGCCAGTAACGGTGTACGTCACTTTACCCGTTTGATCGAAGACTGAAGGATCAGTAAAGTCTGCTTGATCGTTTAGCTTAACATAGAAGATGTCTGGTCTAGCAGTAAGGTTAATACCACTGACAACAGTACCCTCTTTATAGATGTTTGAGCCAAAGCGTTCAACCTGCTTTTGGAGAATAGTTTGTAATTGTGTTAATTCACGTGCTTGAACTGCCTTAGCTGGTTTAAACAGAATACGGTTAAACTGTTTTGCCTCAGCAAAGTCATCATAGTACGGATCAACGTTTAAGTCTGTGTTAATGCCCATGTATTATACTCTTTTCCTTAAAAGTCGAAGATAAACTTTATTTTTTCTTTACGATCTGCTTGACGCTGAATAGGATCAAAGTCTACAAAATGTAGAATCTCTCCAGCGTACGGAGAATACTTCCCATAAACAACATCATTACTAGCATTATTTATACTCAAACTATTAGCTGTTGTAGAAGTTGGTGTATCTCTTACGTAGATAGCCCCTGTCTGATATATATTCTGAAAATCTCCAGAGTAGTCAACCAAATATATCAGAGTATTGGTGCTACCATCATAAACACTTTCGTGTATTCTACTTACCACAGTCTCGGTCTCTGTGCCAGTACCTCCTGACAAAGCAACGTCTTGTGTTATGTATTTACCAGGTACAGCAGTAGATGTCTGATCACCTGCTATAGTTATCACTGTTCTATTATCGAACTGTGTTGGTTTTGTTCCATCGCTAAACGTGGGATTCTTTAATAGAGCCACTTTAGTGTAATAGTTAGTGTCTGGTATCAATAGGTCTTCACCAGAAAAATTAGTGATTACCGCTAGCCTACTCATTGACATTTCGTTAATAGGATTTGATCCGTGTCCGCCTGTCGGAGATATCACTGCCCTCAGAGATGTGGGCGTTAACCCTCCTTGAATGGCTGCGTCTTGTACTCCTGGAGGTAAAAGAACGGTTGCTGTAGCGTATTTGTACTTCGTACCCTTAGACACGTACTCGACATTTACCAGAGTTCCGAATTTATCTATAATGCCATATGCAATACACGGAGTACCTGTACTCGTGCTTCTGCTCACAGAGATTTTAGGAACAAGCATGTATGTCAAGCCCCCACTATCAAATGATGATTTAGACTCTGTAGTAGATATAGTCACGTCAATGAAAACTCCACTGGCATCAGTTACCCTAGAAGTTAAGATATCAAATACCTTACCATCACTTCTCCATAGATATAGATTCGTGTAGAAGTTATTTCCAGTATCTAGAAATGGTCCAGACTTAGGAGATATTTTAATTCCAATACTTTTCTTATTAGTGTCCGTGCCATCTACTACAACTGAGTCTAGTGATACAACAGAAGAGTCTGCCGTACTAGTCGCTGGACCAAATACGCACTTTGAAAATAGACCATTAGGAGTATTAGAAATTACGATTTGAGATATGCTCTCTTCGGCAGCTGCCTTGACTGCTGTGTCTCCGTATGAAGGATAAGGCAGAGGCAAACTATCAGTCGTAGCGAATACTTGTGCGTCTGAATTAGTTACAGAGAACATATACTTCCAAACATATCCATCACTAGATGTTATAGTTTCGTATGCAGAGTCCTGACTTAAGCCTCCATCAACACCAGCATTAAGGCTTGGCGCTACTATCGACGGACCCCCATTATTATTTTGAATGCATTTGTAGACGTAGTAGTTTCCTTCATCATTCGTGATCGTGACAAACATGTTGAGAGTGCCAACGTCCTGAGTATCATCGAAGTCATCATACACCGTATTCTGAGTCCAAGTATTTCGATGGAACATATAGCGAACATCGTCATCAGTGACTTTATTTCCAAATATTACTCTTCTCTGAAACTCTCGCTTTTCAAACTGGGTATTTAAAATGACATTAGCTTTATCAACACTAGATCCCATGATGTAGTAATCAGACTCTGGCTTTAGTGATGCTAGTTGAGTATTAACAAATCCGGTTATAGCAGACTGGTCGTTGGATGAAAGACTCAAGCTACCTGTAGTATTGAACGCTGCCAGAGACGTTGCAAAGTTAGAGCTTAAGGTACTATTAGTACTAATGAAAGAGTCGAACAACTCATTCGTAGTCTCTACTTTAAAATTTTCAGTAATAATTTTTGCCATTATTGTACCCGTTAAGTTCCTATCGATGTTGTTATTGAAGCACTCGTTGTCTCATCCAGAGTTATTATTGTAGCTACCAGTCCCGTATTCTGTTCAGTGTTAATAATCTGTGTTCCTTCTTCGTTCTGGAGTCCATCTTCTGTTATATCCCAAACCTGAAACTCAACATCAAGCGTTGAAGAAAGATCGTTATTACTATTTATAAGAGGGGCACTGAATAGTTTTGTACCAGCAACGCCTACCACATTATCGATAAGGGACTTATATTTGTCGGGATCAACAATAGATCCAATCTCATATGAATACTCTTGATAGTAATAGTTGTCTGCAATCTTTTTAGTGTTCTCGCTTAAGAATGAAGTAGTCGTTCTCCATCTACCTTCAGTCAAGCCAGGTCCCTGTGTTCTTATCTTTGCTGTAGCAACAACTATATCATTTGTGTCAAGTAAGTTGACTGTTTCATTGTCAGAGTATCTATAGCCAGTGTTTAGTAAGTTGACTGATTCAATCTGACCAGTTTGATAACTAGCTGGACCATCGATGACAGCATTTCTTCCCATAGGCAAAGATGACGAATCTCTACCAACCGCAGAGATCATTTCATTATTGCCTCTGATGATAGCATTCTGTCCTGCTTGAAAGTCATAGAAGCTAAGTTGCTTAAAGTAGAAGTCATTGCCCTCTCGCTTCAAGAACCTTCCCTTAGCGACATAAGGTATGTACTGAGTATCACCCTCAGCTTCCCAGTTGAGATTAGGGTTTTCGATAGTAAGATTCTGAGTTACGATATCACCTACTTCTAGTAAGAAGTCAGGAGCATTGAATGTCAGAATAGGATCTTTCTTATCAAATCTTGATACGTCAGCAAAGTTTGCTTCTGTGAACACATCACTAGTGTATTGATTACCTGCGTTACCTGCGATGATATTATCGATAGAGCCTATTGTAACATTAAGAGGAATAAATGCGTCTTTGAATTTAGTATTCAATGTCTCTTCTGTAGCACCACTCATCCTATAGTTAGTCTCTACAACATCAACAACAGTACCAGTTCCAGTTCCAGCGCCGTCGGCTGTGAATCGAGTACCTACATTGTTATCAGGCGCACCAACTGACATGAAGTTAGTGTTGCCTGGAACATTGATCTCATACACTCTAGGATTAACCATTGCTGTAGCATTGACAGTAACTTGAAGTGGTGTGTTAGTAAAGTCTCCAATCAAGTCAACAATGATATCTACATTCTCACGATCAGTCTCAGAGATAGAGTCGATAGTATAAGAAGCACTATCATTAAAGGCTCCTAGATTCACACCATTTAATGTCTGTGTACCCACAATAAAGTTAGTTTGACCGTTAGTAGGTAATACGTTAAAGTCGTAACCGTATCCAGTAGCAAGAACATTAGGCAGTAATACGTCTTCTATCCATGTCACCATTAATGGGTGCAAAAGAGGAAACTCAGTATCAGCAATATAAGCAGTCAGTGCAGTAACATCTAGTTGCGTGATATATCTATCTTGAAGTGCAACATAACCTGAGTTACTGATATCACCAATTCTATAACCATTAGTATGATTGCGATTAAACACTGCACTCATCTTAGGATCAATCGATGGGTCTTTATCAACCGCTAGTTGAAGTTGGGCTTTCACATAGGCAAGAAACTCGGCACGTGTTCTTTCTACAGTATTCACATAAACAAGGGGGTGATCATATCCAACGATTCGCCCGCCACCTGTGATATTTGCCGCTCCCGATACAGAAGCCGCCCCAGACGCAGTACTGATCTGAGTCACAGCAGAGGAATGCCCTTGTGCGTAAATCCAATCACCGATATTGATAGTAGGCGTTAAGGACTGCTGAAGCACAACAACTTGATTAGATATTAAGATGTCGTTATTAGTAGTAGGTAATGTGTATCCATATCCAGTATCTGATATAGAGAAGTCGATCTGACCAGTGCTTACAGTAGATACTGTTTTAACTGATGCTGTACCAGACGTACCAGTATTAGACGATTGTATCTTTAATTTTTCACCGATTTGTTGTCCAGCTATTCTATTAGAAGAGTTTACTGTAATTGTACTAAGAGAACCCTGTATCAGCTTACCATAGTTGACAGAAGGTTCTGTACCACGTGTGATTATAATACCATCGTCTGACGAAAATGTTCCTGATACATTAGAGAGATACGCAATAGGTATTAACGACCCAGTGAAGTTAATGAAGACGATCTCGTCTACAAACCCTATAGCACCCGATATGTCTCCGTTCAGCTTATCGCCTCTTTGTACTGGATAGTCTACTACAGAAGCCACAGCTTGGAGTTCTAGATAGATTGCCCCACCCCATACTGAATCAGATGGTCTTAGTATATTCGTACTAGGATAGAAGACTTCGATCTCTGTATCATAGAACATTTGAAATAGCAAGCGGAGTGATTCTTCAGAACCTTTTCTCTTGTATAAGTCTTGAATATGCTTTAGAATAAACTTAGTATCGATTATCGTATCAAGAGGTAACTCATGTAAGAACTTCTTCTTAAAGAAGATAAGGAAATTGGCTAGTGTCGTATCAAGGTCTCGTAGCTTTGGAATATTTCTATCCATAGTCGAGTCGTTGAAGTCGTAGTATGCTTTCGTGAACTCAACAAGAAAATTACCCTCTTCCCTATAGAGAGCAGGATACTGTTCTTCGATGAATGTCGAAATATTACTTGAAACGTCTAGCATGTTTTATTCCGTTAATTGTGTTACGTTAACTGTAATGTCTTGGTTGCGTATAGAGATGATTCTGTCCTTAGGAGACTTGACATCTTTATTAATTGTGTTAGCAGTGAACTTGATAGCATCACCTTCATATGAGTCAACAATAAGATTTGACAACTTAACATCACCTGTGCTATAATCAATTGTACCGACGTTACGTTTGAATACACCTTGTATACTTGTACCCGCTGTAACAGCCATCATAGAACCCTTACCATCGTCTTGTAGTGTGACAAGCGATCCTTCTATCGTGAACTTACTTGTTTTAATAGCAGGCTTGAACGATGAGAAGCCAGTAACAGCATCAAATGGATATGGTTGTACTAGCGAAGACTCATAAGAGAATGCGGGATTCTGTACAATAGACAATGTAGGCTTGATCTCAATGACAGGCTGTGCAAAGATATCGGTAGAGATGATAGAGTTATCAAGAGAATCAAGTGTAGCAGATAACCTAGACTGACGCAATGCCTTATTAAAGTCATTGAGATTCGTAGTCTGGTATGCTATAATAGAAGCAATAACCTCGCTTCG